ATATTAGAAACAACATTTTTAATTCCATCTGAAATTTTTTCAGTTGTTGTTTTTTCTCTCTTAGTAGTTCCTTTAGGACCTTTGTATTGATTAGTAATACCAGTTTCTCTTCCAGAGTTTCCTCCACCACCAAATCCACCCATCTAGCCTCCTAATAAAGTTTTCTTGTTGATATTTTCATCTTCAATTTCATCTAAGCCTTTAGATGTATTTAAGATTGTAGATCTTCTGCCTTTACGATTTCTATTTCTTCTTCTTTCATCTTCAGCAGCTTCAGCAGCTCTTGCTTCATCTTCATAAGATGGAACATCCTTTTCCTCTGGCATAACCAATGGAGGAGGAGCTGGCATTTTTGGTTTAAAGATTGATCCCATTATAGTACCTCATAATTTGTATCGACAACTTGTTGTCTATTATTGTTTTGAATTTTTTGTTCTTGTAGTCCAACAGCTAAAGTTCTTAGAGCATCTGCTGCATGTGAGGACCAATCATGAACTGGTTTAATTTTATAAACTCTTTCCTTATCACTAAACTTTCTGTGATAATGTCTAAGAGCATTTATTAGTTTTGAGCAGTTATCGACATCAATAAGACATCTAGGTAAAATCATTTTGACTGCATGAATACCATCTTCAATTGGCATCCTTGGAGCAACTTTAAACCTTAATCCCATTTGATAAGCAACTTCTCTTCTGGTTTTTCCAGATCCAAATTCTGTTTGTTCTAAATCATGTGGACCATAATTATTTTCAATTATGTAATCCTTCTCTTTAATGACTTGAGCATAATGAGGAAAAGCCTCATTCTTATTTTCGTAGTAGTCAACAATATGGATTTGATTGCCAATTTGTTGAAAGAATATGATTGCTGTTTGATCGTTATATCCAAGATCCCAGGCTGTGTTGACTGGATATGCTGGATTTACTGGCACTCTGGTTATTTGCTTTTTGTCATCCAAAGTAGCAATAAGATCGCCATATATAGATCCTTGAATATTACCAATAAAAGAACATTCAAATTCTTGCTCATACTTTTGTGAGCCCATCACAGCTAATGCTGCATCTAATTCTTCTTTATCAACTATGCCAGTTTCGCTAGCCTTAGCTTTATATAAAAACCATTTAGGATCTGATTGAGCCTTTTGGTAGTAATCATAAAACAGATTAGCCATACCTTTTGGTGTTCCAACCAGGATCATAAAACCTTTTCTGTCAGACAGAGCTGGTGTTATTACTTCATTAATAAGAGTTGGATTAATTTGTGCAGTCTCATCAATAATACATCCATCAAGATATATTCCTCTGATGCTATCTGGATTTTCAGATGACAACAGCATAATCCTTGCACCATTAATTAAATCGCATCTTAATTCTGTTTCGTTATACTTTGTACCAGGAATATCTTTTGTATATTGTTTTAAATAATCAAAAGCTATTTTCTTTGCTTGACCATAAGTCGGAGCAATATAGGCAAACCTTGGATTATGGTTTTGGCAAGTCATGGCAGCTTTAATCAAATGATTAATGCACATAACTGTTTTTCCAAATCTTCTATGACAACAGAGTAGGCTGTACCTAAACTTTTCCAACTGATTATGAATATAATCTTGTTGCTTCCTTGGTGTATAAGGTATTGTAATCTTCATTAGTGAAATGTTGGAACTTTATCAGCATGCCAATATTTCATTTTAATTTTAGCAAATACAAAATCAGCGAACTCAACAATATCCTCTTGATTGGCAAAACCATCAAAGCTTATAACTAGCTCATTATTGTAAGTAGTGAAACTTGTTGCAGATAAGTTTTTATATTTATCTTTAATGTTATCTTTTTTTCTGTTCATCTGTTTGTGTCTGTAATGCACCTATAGTTAATCGTAATTAATACGCACCACCATTTTTGAGGTGTGGTCCATTTTTCTAGGAACTAAATCTTTTTTTCTGGAAAACTTTTTATTAATTGATGATCAATCAACTACTCTAGCAAGATATACTTTAAAAATAAAAGCAAGGTAGTGAACTATAGTGAATTACTTTCTAATCCAAACCTCATGACGCAAGACCTAATCTTTCGCAACCTCTATAATACCGAACTCTTTATCCTCTGGAGTTACATCAACTACATTATCTTTATTAGATGACCAGGCTATCTCAATCTTAGTCTCTTGTTTAATCTCTTGCTTATCTCCATAAACTGGAATGAGCTTAGATGCTAACCACTTGGCTAGCTGAACTTTCTCTCTAACAATCATTATGTTTCGATTGTCAGCATGCTCAAGTTCTTCCATTGCATTTTCAATATAACTTTGTGCTCCGATCCTTCTGCTCTCCTGGATCTGATTAGAGAACTCTTTATTCTTTTGGATCTCTTTATAAATTCTGGTCAAGCCTGGCATGTCCTTATCTTTTGCTATTCTAGCAAGAGGAACACCAGTCATTAATTGTTGGCAAATCTTTTCAGATATTTGCTTTGTTATTACTAGCTCTTTGCTCATTATATTTAATTATATTCTTTGCTGATATTGCTTTTGTTTTAGCAGATAGAGGACCAGTAGAAGCTCCACCATGAACTCTACATCTTATCCTTCCATTCTTGCAAAGTATTCCTGGAGCATTGCAAGGTCTTTTGCCTTGCTTTGTTAATGTCTCACATTGCAATCTAAATTTATATCTCATCAAACTGTTTTAAATTCAAACCATGATGTTGCTGTTGGAAAAAAGAAAAAAAATTAAAAAAAAGAAAAATAAAAACAGCACTTAGCAATACTGTTTTAAAAGCGATGCTTATTATTTTACAGTCGCTGGATTATTTGTCTAGTCTCTAAGATTTTATGATGTGAATTTATTTTTAAAATTATTTGAGGATAAGTAAATTAATTAAATTTTTTGGCTAATATGTCAAGACAATCTTTAATTATTTTATTTATAAGTCTATCTAATACATTATCATACATTCGTTTGATGGTTGATCTATGAATACCAAAATACTTTCCAAGTGATGTCCATTTCATTCTATTAGCCTTTAACCACATAACCTTTCGCATCAAAACTGGCTCATCTGTTATTGTTTCGTCAATCATTAAAAGAAGATCTATTGCAGTATCATAATTTTGCATTTGTTGTGGTGTTGCTCTTAATTTTAATTCTTTAGTTACATGATAACCCCAGTCCTTTGGATCATAATAAGTTTCAAGTAATTTATACATTGATGGACATCTTTTATTATTTGGTTTTGATAAATATCTCTCAGCTCTTGCAGCATCAGCTAAGATGTTGACTACATTAGATCTTACAAAAAGATATTGATCTAGCTTATGCTCTATTCTTGATGACATTTTTTAGAACCCATGGATATTTTAATTGAGTTGATTTTATTTTTGATAATTCTTCAGTTGGCAAATCTTCCAGCTGATCAAATAATTCGTATTGGTCCAGAGTAGGATAGAGATAAACTTTATTTTCTTCAGGCGAATTAATTTCTTTTAGATGACTATTTAAAACTCTCCATCCATAATTAGAATATTTTTTAAATCCAATACTTTCTAAAAACTTTTTATGTGCTGGCATATCAAAAGAAATATATTGCTTTTGTGTTATTGAAATTAATGGCAGCTCCAGGTGTTTAATCTGAGATAGATTTATTAGATGCTGCTGAACTTCATCTTTTGTTAATTGGAATTGACCAGCAATATTTACAATACGAATAAATGCTTCATGTTTTTTTACATTATAGTTGGAACAGCAATAGTGATAAATTCTGAATTGAATATCAGATAAAGGTAAAGTGTTTATGTTAGGATCTGATAGATAAAATTTTGACATAGTTATTTTTTCTTACAAAGTTTTTATTGTGTTCGTTTTCTTCAGTAACTCTTTGGAGTAGGTAGTCTCTTCTTTGGCAAACCTTGGAATGCTCTAAAACTTTAAATTCTAAATATTGTAGCCATTGGTCCAAACTCACATGCTTTAGATCTGCTTTATTTGGATGTATTCTTCGCACAGAGAGCCTCTCTAAATCGCCATCATCAGCTCTACCTACAGTTGTGTAGTAAATCTCAAAATAAGGTAATTTTAGAGCCTGTGAGATCTCCAAATAAACCTTTTTTGTGTAAAAAGCCTTGGTTTTATAGGTATCATTTGGATTAAATATGGTATCAGCAATAAATAAAGCTTTGCCACATGATGGACATTGAGCAATTTTATCAATATCTGTATAAGAAATACCATTATGTAAAGATCTATGCCATCTTGAATAGGCGGTCTTTAAAACATTGCGATATATCTCATTTCTAGCCATAAAAACTCTATAATTTCCACAGATAGATAGTCAACTAAATTTATGCGTTTTGGATAAACTCCTTTACTTTTCCAGGTTGAATAACTATATAAAAGACAATGAGTGATATTCAAAAATATCCAATTAAAGAAAAAAAATTAGGCAACTGGGATAATGTTGTTGAGCTAGTTGATTTTAAAATAGTTAGATCAATTATTGGTGGATTGCTTGGACAGCAAATGGCTGATGTTCTTTTAATTTATAAAAAATTACCAAATCAAGATAGCACACAGCAAAAAAGACTTCATCTTTATGGACCAGAAGCTGATGTTTGGAAAAGATCTATTGATGTAATTTCAAGAAAAAAAAATGATCGTGGAAGAGCAGAGATGATTGATAAATTTTCAAAAGCTTTTGAAGAAACAAAATTTTCAAATAGTTCAGTTTCATCTACTGGTACTTTACTTGGTAGAGCTATCGAAAATACTGGTTACACAGCTAGACAATTTGCAGAAAAATCTGATTTAAAAGCACCAACTTTATATCATCATGTGAGTGGAGGAAGAGAGATCTCAAGAGAAACTGCTATGGAGTATGCAGATAAATTAAATTGTGATCCAGTTGATTTAATGTTTGATAAAAAGATGTGTCCAGTCTGGGCTAAAGTTGATTTGCTAAAACCAACTGAATTGGAAGATGTTTATACTCCAGGAAGATTATTTAGTTATGCAGCTGAAGCTAAAGATTTTGAAAATGTAATTGTACCAAGAGATCTATATAGAGAAGATATTAAAGCAATTAGGATTACTGCAAGAGGATCAATGTACGATAATAAAATTGCTTTTTATTACAGAGCAGAAAATAAAGAAAATAATATTTTAAATCAATTATGTGTAGTTGGTGTTGAAGTTCCAGTTGGTCCAGTTGAACTTACAAATGATACAGAGACAAGATATTATTTTGGTTTATATGAAGAAGTAAGAGGTCAATGTAATTTAATAAACCCAGATCCATATTCTGGAGATTTAGAAAATAAATTTATTTTAAAAAA